TTCGACGGTTTAGATATTACCGAACAAGAACCTTTTAGGAACACCAGTCTCGCCGGCGCAAGCGAAAGAGACAATTATGCTTTTAACTCTATTAAGGTTGCCATTGACTCATTAAGAGATCCAGAGGTTGTTGAATACGATCTTCTATCTATGCCTGGGTTAACTAACGCAACATTAAATAGAAATCTAATTGATATGGCAGAACAAAGAGGTGATGCCTTGGCAATTGTAGACCTTGATGGCGGATACGTTCCAACGACAGAGGGAACACAATCTGCTCAACAGCGTTTAGGCTCAGTAAAGACGACTATTACAAATAAACGTCAGAATTTACAAATTAACTCTAGCTTCGGCGCAGCGTATTATCCTTGGGTGCAAATTCAAGATACTATTAATGGCTCAATACTCTGGGCTCCACCATCTGTCGCAGCTATTGGAGCGATGTCATTCGGACAAAGAACGCAAGCCCTATGGTTTGCACCGGCTGGCTTTACGCGAGGCGGTCTCTCCGCGAATGACGCAGCAGGCATCCCAGTTGTTGGTGTGCGTGAGAGGTTAATTGCGAGAGATCGTGATAAACTTTATGAGGCAAATATCAATCCAATTGCACAGTTCCCATCTGAGGGCATTGTTATCTTTGGTCAAAAAACCTTCCAGGTAACTCCTTCTGCTCTAGATAGAATTAACGTTAGACGTCTGCTTATCTTCCTTAAGAAGCAAATTTCTAGATTTGCATCAACAATTATATTTGATCAAAATGTTGATGTAACTTGGAATCGCTTTACAAGCCAAGTGGAGCCTTTCTTAGCCTCAGTAAAGGCAGGCTTGGGTCTAGAAGAATACAGGCTAATTCTTGATGATACCACCACTACACCAGATCTTGTTGATAGAAATGTTGTATACGCTAAGATTTTCTTGAAACCAGCAAGGTCTATAGAGTTTATTGCAATTGATTTTGTAATTACAGATTCTGGGGCTGCTTTTGAAGATTAATGCTTAGCATGACTACTTATATTAAAGGGAGAAAATAAAACATGGCATTCTGGACAAATTATAATACGGACCCAAAAAGATCTTTTAGGTATAGATTTATTCTAAGCAGTGATACTGCTGCTGGGCAAATCAGAGAGTATACCATCAAAGAGGTTAAAAAACCCTCTTTTCAAATGGAAGCAGGACCTCAAGCAAAATATATCCAGCATACCTTTAAGTATCCCGGTCGTGTAAGCTGGCAAGATGTTACTTTTTCCATTGTTGATCCCGGTGCGAATGATGAAGACGCATCAGTTGCTTTAATGAACGTGTTAGCAAAGTCTGGTTATCAAAAACCAACGACGCAAGATTTGTCCAGAACCTCAATCTCAAAAAGAAAAGCAAATACATCTATTGGTATTCCAAGAATACTTGAAATTGATGCAGAGGGTCGAGATACTACAACTTGGAGTTTGCACAATGCATACATTACAGGTGTAGATTTTGGACAGCTAAGTTATGAGACGGATGAGATGGTTACTTATCAAATTACTTTATCCTATGATTATGCTACGATTAAGAAGCGCACAGCTGGTGGCGTCTTAGTTGATGAAAGAATTAGATCTGATGGCTAAGTAAGAAATGACTTTTTGGAATAGCATCAGTCCACCCGGTAACAATACGGGTGGCGTCCATTTAAAAAGAGACTATAGATTTCACGGATATTTGTCATTTATCAGACCGGCACCGGATGCGCTAGACTTTGATCCTTTTAGACAGCCAATAAGATCCTTAAATGATGGAACTAGTGTGGGGTTTTTTTTAATTCACTCTTTTGATAAACCTTCAGGTGGTGCGCAGGTTATCGACTATGGTATGAATCCTCGTAATGGAATTTATGATTATGGTCTTAAGGATTTTAATTTTAAAGAAGTGAACGTTGAAGTGTATGACACATTTGATCCTGACGGAGCAACCGACTCAAATCCTGGTAGAATATTTTGGGAATGGTTGAGATCTTTGGGCTATGATGCAAGGAAAGTAGCTGCCGGCTCAAGCGGGTTTAGTGAAAATCAAGCTGGTAGAGGAAGCATAACAAAATTTATAAGCAATCTTGAAGAAGCAACAGCAAATGTTTTATCAATAGAAATAATTGATGATGAGGGAATTCCAGTAGAAAAATATAATTATCTAGGTCCTATTTTATCTGCTTTCTCTTTTGGCAAAGCATCTTATGGAACAGATAATTTACCCTTAATAACTTTAACTTTTCAAGTGGCGGCTGTTGAATACGTAAGTCTTAACTAACAAACAAAAATTTATAAACTTAAAATAATATTTAGATTGTAATATAATATTATATAAAAACACAACCTTACGGAGTGAACATGAGAAATAACATGGATAGAATGGGATTTAGTCAAGATCAACCTACTCATGATGCTGTAGAGACACCAAATATGCCCCCAATGCAGCAAAATCAAGAAAATGGTTTTATTATTGCGACCGAGTTGGTTGATTTGCCAAGCAAAGGTTTGTTTTACGATGAGGGACATCCTCTTTATAACGAAACAACAATAGAAATCAAACACATGACAACCAAAGAAGAAGATATTCTAACTAATAAATCTTTTTTAAAGAATGGAACTGCTATAGATAGGATGCTTCAATCTGTTATTGTAGATAAAAGAATTAAAGTTAGAGATCTATTTGTTGGAGATAAGAATGCTCTTTTAGTAGCCAGTAGAATTTATGGTTACGGATCTGATTATAATACTAAGTTTACGTGCCCATCTTGTAATACGCCTCAGACAACCATCTTTGATTTAGAAGATATGCAACATATCGATTTTGAGCAAAATCAAGTTGAATATGAAGTGGAACCAGATTATGAAGCAAAAACTTTGCTTCTAACTATCCCAAGAAGCAAGGTCAAATTAGAATTAAGATTGGTCAAAGAAGAAAAAATTGAACCAAAGAAAAAGAACACTGGTGGTATTTCCTATTACTATAAAAAAATAATTAAATCAGTCAATGGAAACAACAATCCTAAATACATTTCAGATTATATCAACTCTATGGCTGCTGTTGATAGTAGATATTTGAGAAAAGTCTATTCAAAAATTGTTCCTGGTGTGGATTTTTTATTGAACTTTGAGTGTGAAAACTGTGACTATACTGGTGAAGTGGAGGTTCCGCTTAGTGCGGAGTTTTTTTGGCCTAAATAGTGAATATATAAAAAACACTTATGAACAATTCTTTTATATGAAATACTATTCCGGTTGGGGATTGTATGAATTATATCACCTCCCTGTGGGCTTAAGAAAGTTTTTTATTCAAAAGTTCATAGAAAATAAACAAAAAGAAAAAGAAGCCTATGAAAATTCTCAACGAAGATAAACTGTTGTAGATGTTTTTAATTGTAAAAACTAATTATCAATATGACAGATAAAATTATAATCAATTTAGATCAATACAAAAATCTTAATGAAAACATGTCTAGAGGTCAAATGGTAAAGTTTGGCGCACAGCTCAAACAAATGCTTTACTACATGTTTGCGAACCCAGGCGAATCATACTCTTCTTTTTTGATTCGTGGGAATGGAAATGATGTCAAAGCTTTTGGCGCAGCTTTAGCGGCTGAGAAGAGATACATGGATTCCTACCTTAGAAACGGCTTAAATGACCCTAAAGTTCTAGATAATAGATATCGTTTAGATTCCGCTGTTCAACGCTTTGAAAGAGAGACAGGAATCAAATGGCCATTCAAATAAGGAACCTAACTAGTGGCTGAAATAGAACAAAACATAGAACAACTTAACGAACTTATAGAAAAAATTCAAACCACACAGGCAAAAATAGAAGAGGTCGCTGGTAAGTCTATTACTGGTGTAAAAGAAGCTGGTGGTCTGATAGGAGCCCAGTACGCAGATATATTGTCAAATATTGATGAGGCTTTTGGCAAGCAGGCTGAATTTTTAACTGCTCAAGAGTTGGCAAATGAAGTTCAGATTAGGCTTATAGAGAAAGAAAAACAAATAAGAGAAAAAGTAATTAGTCAACAAAAGGAACAAGTTGCCGCGGCAAAAGCACTTCTTGATATAAATGAATCAGTAGCCCAAAGTGATGCAAAAAGAGAAAGACAATTACAAAAAATAAGGGATAGAATACAAGAATTAAATCAAAAAATAGAAGATGGTGGAAAAAAGTTAAAAAAGAATAAAGGTGCTTACGATAAAATACAACAAGCAATAGAAGCTCAAAAAGAAAAAGAGGCTGATATTCTAGAAAAAAGAGAGGATGATGAGAGAAGAATTGCAAAATTAAAAGAAAATGCAATCAACGCTGGTATAAAAACAAATGATATTGAAAATGATTCTAATAAACTATCACAAGAAAAAATATCTGCATTAATAGAAGAGCGCGTACAACAAACAAAAAATCTGACAGATGCCCAAAAAGCCTCAGATAAACAAGCTAAAACGCAATTAGACATATCAAATAAATTAAAAAATCAAAATGCATTAATCGATGATGGCATAGCAAAATTCACAGGATTAAAAGTTGCCACTGGTGGTTTTTTAGATCTTTTAATTAACGCTAGTGAAGAAGAAGAGGGCATTGCAAATTTAACAGAGAGACTTAACGCCAGATTTAAAATGTTAACTAGTCCCGTTGTTCTTTTGGCAACAGGTTTTAGTAAAGTTTTTACAATAGTTAGTGATTTATCAGCAAAAGTAAATGAGTTAAATTTTGGAATCAAGAGCGTTGCCACATCTGTCATAGAAATTCCAATAACTTTTGAAAGAGAAACCGGTTTAGGTACCGCCGTTGCAGAAAACTTACGAGAAATATCCAAAACCAGCGCTGCAGCGGGCTTTTTACTTGGTGAAACTGACGTAGCATTTAGAGGCTTATCGAAGTCAATGGCGGGATTCAC